CGAGCCTTTATAAATTACTGGGTTAACCCTCGGCAGGCTTGGGGCAGAAGGTGAATGACAAAGCGGTGGGAGCTCACAACCTGTTTGACGCCGGGTTGTGAGCGAACGTCGTTTATGATATCACCCTCTCTGCATTGTCGGTTGTTGGTTCTACCTGTGTCAGTGCAGACTCCCCCCTGATTAAAACGCTCAGCGGGGGAGTCATCTCTAGCCGGTGTTCGGCTCCTTGCTCTAGTGGGTTCCAGTCCAATTCGAAGCTAGATCGAGGTTGCTCTTGACATGTAGGCTCAAGTGACTACACTGCATGAGGCTCACGTCTCGTTCATTTTTCATTCAGGTCAGATCGAGTAGATACACGCGCGGGGCGTGAGCCATCTGGAGAACCATGAAGAGAAACCCAACAAGCGTCAGGCTCACCGAGTCTCAAGACGCGTTCATCCTACGCAAAGCCAAGGAGCTCGGCTGCACACGCTCGACGCTCATCAAGGCTATCATCTACGCCTATCACCAGAATCATCAGCGCGGCGGTCACCTCGTCAAAGAGGTGGCTGAGCTCGTGGAGGCAATGAAGCAATGATCAATCAGATAACCCTCATCGGGAACTTGGGGAAAGACCCCGAGCTCAAGCGCACACAGAGCGGCGCTGAGTATGCCGTGTTCAGTCTCGCAACCTCTCAGAATCGCAAGGTTAATGATCAGTGGGTGAGCGAGACTGAGTGGCACTACATTAAGGTGTGGGGTCAATCGTGTGAGCGCGTCATGCGTCAGCTCAAGAAGGGCTCCAAAGCCTTCATCCAAGGTAAGCTCAGGAGCTATGAGGTTGATGGTCAGCGCCGTTGGGAGGTGGTGGCCGATCAGTGGAAAGCGCTAGACCCTAAGCAGCGTGACGCCAACGACTTCGCGCCAGGTGACCTCCTACCACCGGATCCAAGCATCGCGTCGAGCATCTCACAGCAGTCATGGGCTCAGCCTGTGGAGACTCCCCAGTGGGTCAACAAGCCATATTGAGAGGGATGTGATGAGAAGAGTACAAGGATTGAACCTGACCAAAGATGCTGAAATTCAGAGAGCTTTGATATGCGCTTGGATGAATAGGCACCCCGAACTCAAGCGCATTATCAACAAGAAGCTCAAGGCTGTAGAGCGACCTGGCAAGCTCAGCGCCATGTCTCGTGATGAGATCCTGTTAACCATAGTGGTCGAGATGGGTCTCACTAAGCTCTGCGCTGAGATCCTCTGCCACACAGACCTAGAGTATGCTGAGAGGTTATTGGCTCAGCTTGACGCTGACTCAGTCATCCACTGAAGAGACACATGAAGAACCAACAAGACGAATACGCAACCACTGTGCTCAAGGAGCTTAGGCGGTTGATCCTGCTTAATATCGACGAGCATGGTCAGGAGATGCATGACCACAGCGCGGAGCTCCTGCGCCACATCGAGCGCACTCTTGAGGAGGTGGAGAAGGCTCAAGGTGATGCTAGTGAGAGATGAAGACGACCTCTTTGGAGAGAAGCCTAAGAAGACCAAGCGCCGCCTAATCTCATCAGATTACGATCAGGAGACACGGAATAGACGCCGCGCCCTGAGAGAGCACATTGAGAAAGGAGGGGCCAAAGTGCCGCGACGCAACTGCCGGACCGAGCACTTTGACATTAAGTTCTTGGAGGCCTCGACACCACTTGAAAAGTTAAAGGTGCTTGCATCAGCTGACTATCACCTTGTGGTTATTGAGAACCAAGAGCCCACAGTAAGCTGTCAGCATTGTCAGACTACAGTAGCGCCAGTGCTCACCAATGGGACTGACGTGACTTGCTTTGACTGTTTATCGAGGCCGAGCAATGAGGGGCGGTATGAGTTCAGGATTGTTAGAGATCGCAGGGTCCTCGGTGACATGGCGATGAGGGAATCAAGCGACCTGCTAGACTATATTGAAAAGCGCGTGGCGCTTGAGATGCTCCTCGACTCCAAGAGCTACATTCAAAGGAAGTGACACCATGACAATGACAGATGAAGAGAGACGACAGAAGCGCAATGCACGTGAGAGAGAGAAGCGCAGAGCTGAGAGAGAGGCAGAGACGCCAGAGCAGAGGGAGGCTCGACTCAAGCGCCAACGGCTGAATCGTCGCGCTCGGCTGTTGGCTGAGACACCTCAAGAGCGTGAGGAGCGCAAGCGCTATGAGGCTATGATGCGTCAGATGAGGAGAGATGGACAGGCGTGATATAATCATTGGAATTGATGGAGCGTGACGCGCGCGCGAGGAGAGACCATGAGCAAGCCCAAGAAGAAGCGAGGCCCCAAGGGCAAGAGCCGAGAGGTCAGAGAGGAACTGCTAGCCAACCTCAGAGAGCCGATGTCAATCAAGGCGGCGTGTGCTCTGAGCGGTGTGGGTGAGTCCACCTTCTATAAGTGGATTGAGGATGACCCCGAGTGGGCTGAAGAGGTGGACGCTGCCAAGAGGTTCAGTGAGCCGGTGATGGTCTCACGCCTCAAGAGCTTGGCAGAGGAGAAGGGGGACTGGCGTGGTTACGCTTGGTTGCTTGAGCGCAGGTTTCCCGAGCAGTGGAGCGCTCGGCAAGAGATCGAGCTCAACCAAACAGTGAACGACGGTGGAGCTGCACTAGTGGTGCAGATGATCGAACAGACAGACCAACGACTTTTGGAGATACGAGATGATAGAGATGAGCAAAGCGAGAGTGGCGTTGGAGCGCCGGTGGTCGATACTGCACCACCACGAGAAAATTGAGTTCAAGGTCTTCGGTGAATACGACATCATCTGTCAGGACGATGAGAGCGTCGGTTGGGTCCGTCGACAAATCTACACGATACAAGCTGACCTAGGGACTGAGGTTGAGGTCCTCGAGGTGAGGCGTGATGGTTTCCAGAGCAGGACGCGCTACAAGCTCGCGCGCACAGGCCTAGAGAAGATCCAGCGCACCCTCTCTCAAGATCCGGATCACCTCAAGTGAGCCTCGAGCTCAACCCCCTACAGCGTGACATCATCGCAAGCATCAGGAGTGAGCACCGCGTTGTAGCTGCTCGATGTGGATGGGGTGCAGGCAAGACCTCGGCGCTAGTGTTCGCCATCCTCTTCATTGCCAAGTGGAGAGCAGGCACGAGCACACTCTTGGTCACCGACACCAACGGACGCTACAACAGCGTCTTGATGCCTGAGATGCAGAAGTGGCTCTCACCTCTTGGTTGGGTCTATAACCACACGCTACGTCAGTGGTGTGATCCATCGACCGGCTCAACTGTGTGGTGTCGCTCCTACTTCAGACCTGGCACTAGAGACACGACGCACAACCCCCTTGAGGGTCTCAACATCACATCGGGGTGCTGTCTGATCGATGAGTGTCAGACGCTCGGTGAGGAGGTTGCTCATAAAGCTTTGGGCCGTCTCCGCTCAGGACCATCACCCATCATGATCTTGGTGGGCTTGCCTGTCGCTGATGCGTGGTGGTGTAGGCTAGCCGAGACATCAGGCTGTGAGCCGAAGCTATACACGAGCTTTGTCAATCAGGACAACCTGAGCGATGAGTGGTTTGAGGCCACCAAGCTACTCCCTGAAGCTGAGCGTGAGGCTATGGTCATGAATCGACCAAAGCCCCCAAGCGGTCTAGTCTACTCTGAGTTTGACCCCTCAACGATGGTGATCGATGGTTGGAAGTATAAGCCCACCATGAGCGCGCGCATCGCCATTGACTGGGGATTCAGGAAACCATCAGTGCTCATCCTAGCTCATGATGAGGAGCTCAACGCTGATGTGATCTGTGCTGAGTTCAACCCCAACGAAGTCACAGTGGCTCAACTCGCTCAGCTCATCCTGACCACAGCATGGCCACGTGCTCTACAGAGTTCAGCGCCAGGTGATCGAATTTGGTTGGACAATGGCGCAGCTGACAAGGCAGGCAAAGCGCGGAATGATCAGACCGGCGCTAGTGCGTTTCGAGCAATGCGAGCAGCTCCACCGAATGGCCTAGGGATGCCGTTGAGATCGACCACCGACGCGATCAGAACCGACATCCTCAATGGGGTGGGCAAGCTCAAGCGCGCGTTCACTCGGCGTCAGTACCTTATCACGCGTGAGGTCTGGGACATGGGGGAGCGCGTCAGTGGTAACTCAATCAGAAAGGCTCTGCTCTCATATGCTTGGGAGCGCAACAAGGAGCAACCGCGCAAGGACGGCAGAGAGGATCCTCTAGACGCTCTCCGCTATGACTGCATCATGTGGAGGTGGGCTGATGATCAGACTGTTGATCAGAGGCGCTATCAGTCTAGAGCTAAAGGCAAAACCAA